CAAGCTTCTTGTCACCCTTAGCAAGCATCAAGGCATTCATGCATACACGATCTTCAAACCTTTCAAGATATCTTTCTCCATCAAAAGTCTTTAGGGCATAGCCAGTATAAAACTTGTATGCACCAAGGAATGCTGCAAACCTAAACTTATGAGCATAAGCTTGTTTAAACAAAGACTTAATAAAATCAAAGTCGTATTGGTTCAAGACTTCTTCGTCGTAGTATTCATTCTCTACGAGATAGTCGATCTTCTCTTCAAGGCTATGGAAGAAAACGGTATTGAGATTAACATGATCTAAGAAGTAGTGCTTAGCTGCTAGCTTATCCTTATCAAACTGAATCTTTCTATCCTCATCATAGAGGTTGAGCATTGCGTTGTATTCGTGATAACTATAGTTCTTGTCCATAAAGCAGCGTTAGCCTTTCTTTTACTTTTTTTAGATCTTCCTGTGTGCCGAATATTTCTACCTTTGCAATGACTGGCACCCCTGTCTTTGCACTAATTAAGTCTGCGGCTTTGCAAAAATGCTCACCAAAGTTTCTGTTTCCAAAACCGACCACCCCCTGAAGAAGGTTACGATTTTCTTTTATGTTTAAAAAAGATCGTACTTGTCTGGGTATTGCTGTTCTTCCCTCGCCACCGCCATAAGTAGGTACAAAAAGAACATAAGGCTTATCGAGGGTAAGGCTACTACCACTATTCCAATCAATAGGAATATTAATATTGGGTCCATCTAGTCTCTCCACAAATCTCTTAGTGTTTCCAGAATAGTTTGAAAAATAAACAACATCAATTGGTAACATCCAGTATACCCCCTCTTTACGCCAAGAACAACAAAGTTTGCTGAAAGAATGCCCTGCATCTAGATAGCCCCAAACTGTTCCAAGTAGTTTTTTATATCTTCAGTCATCTCTTTAGGTTTATAGTTTATCACATTGTCTGGCAGATCTCCAACTCGAACCTTCGGCCTGTCCCTGAAAGTGTGAATTTCCACTTCCCCAAAACTTTCTCTTGGGGTGTGGGAGATTGCTCCAAACACTGCGCCGCACACTGCGTCTGCAAGGTCTTTAGAGCTTTTGCGGGGGTGATCCACCCTATTATTTCTCATTATTTTAAGTTGTGTTAATTCCTCAAACAAAAGATCAATTGCTGGCATGGCTAACCGATCTTCATAAATAAGCATTGCCATATCTTCATAGTGCTTTTTAGCTACAGACACAGTCTCGGTCCTAATCCCAACAGACTTTAGCTCATTCTGTATATCAAAGGATTGCCATCGGTCAAAACTAACCATCCCAAGGTCAAAGCCCTGTCTCCTTAGGTTTTGAATCCATTGCTTAACTTCTGAAAGGTTTACTGGCCCCTCTACCCGGGGTTCCCACCAGGCAACTGCATCTACTACAACCACTGGCACCACTTGTTCGTAATCCTTCATTACCTGGATACTTACCCACTTATCTACGTGAGCAATAGCAACCGCACACTTGTCGTGTTTTTGTGCCAAGTCGGCGTGGACATAGTACTTGGTGTCTTCTTTGGCCTTGAAGTTTTCATCAAACCTTCGGAAGGAGTCGAGGGGGTTTCGGATAGTCATTGCGGACTGAACCTTTTCTTGCTGCTTAAAAAATGCGTCAGAGGCAAAGGTAGGGACACAGGCAAATCGCATCATCGCGTCTCCAATGTCTGTATAGAATGCTAGTTTAAAGTCATCAATACTTCTTGTTGGGTTGACTTCCCAGGTAGGTCTTTTTAATGAAAAAACTCCTGGGTATTTGTATGAAACTATTTGATCCTCATCCCAGGTTATCTCTAGGGTGTTGCTACTAGAGCTTTCTGGCAAATCTGGGTTCATAACGTACTTGTGGGTGCGCTGTATTACCTCTTTTTCCATAATAGAATCATCGTACTTAGTTGAAATGAAGTCTCCTGGGTAGCGGGGAAAGGACAACAGGACAACCTTTCCAAGATCTGGGAAACGAGAGTCAACACTGCCTCGGAAGGCCTTGTAAATATTGTCTGCGGTTTTTCCCTGGTCATTCCCAGTGTTAACCTCATTAGCAAAGCCAGAAATCTCATCAAGAATTGCCACCATCAAGTTCAGGCCCTCGTGAGACTCCCTCTCTGAATGCCCAGAATAAACAGTAATAGAGTGGTCAAATTCAATAGAGTCCATTTTAGAATAATATTTACCAGCAAACCAGGGAGACTTTTCAATCTTAGTCTTGAACCCTTTAAAGAAAACGTTCTTTGCTTGCTGAGCGTTAATGGCAATGTTGATAACATCAATAGCGTCCCCAGAGGGCTTTCCATAATACCTAGCAGGATCTTTAAGACATAATAGCTTGTAAACTATGTAGGAAACCGCAACGGTAGACGTAAAGTCTTTTCCGCTGCCTTTTCCTAGCTGCAAAATGATTTCATTCTTAGTAAACTTTTTGTAATACCGATTACCCTCTTCAAACCCCATAAGCTTTTGAAGATCTTCTTGCTTGTATATTTGGCTCATGGCCTCTACGATGTCGTATTGAATTTCTGACAATGGTGGCTGGCCAAGATATTCTTCGCCTTCAACAAAGGTTTTTGCATCTACAGGCTTTTCTGCAAAGTGGCTGTCCTCTAGAGCTTCAAGGAAATCATCAAACATCGTGAACAATCGTTACGGTCTCGTTGAGTTTTCTAGAAGCCTCTGATAGCCTTTTCATAATCTTGTCTCTAATCTCTGGGTGTTCTGCAGCTACGTCTTTAAGAATGCCCATAAGGATTTCCTGACGCCTTTCGATCTCAAGCATCTCTTCTGCCAGCTCCTTGTTTTCTAACAGGCCAGCTTTTTGCAACATCTCAATGCGCTTGGACTCAATATCCATTACGAGCTTAATGGCACCAGATTTTGACCGAAGGTCTCCGTTGGTGTCTGCGTCATCCATAACCTCGTAAGACTTAGAGATAAGCCTTCCGTAATGCTCGTCTGCCGCCGCCAATGCCTCTTTTGCTCTTGCCCTGATGGCAGAGTTGTCTGAAGCCATTGATTGCCACTCTTTGATCATGGCTGTGACCTTAGTTCTAGGCAGAGCCAATTGCTTAGAAATTTTTGTTGGGTCGCTACCCTTCAGGTATTCGCCAACAACCTTGTTTACTGTATCAAGATGCTGTATTAGCTGTTGCTCGTCTTGCACGCTTCCTCCTCTTGGGAATTCTTTTAATTCTTTCTAGCTTGAATGCCCGCAGACATCCCGAACGCATTTTGTCAACCTCGTAGCAGTCTACCCACTGTGCTCCGGTCTTTGTGTTTGTAACTAAAGAATCAAACTTAAACCTCATACCCCACTCATCCTTTACCTTAATGATGTCGCCCTTCTCAACAAGGAATCCATCTACAGTAATTTCTGGGAAGTGAAAAAGATTAGTAGGCTTTGCTTCTGACTTATTACGGCTACGCAATATTACTCCTTAGCATGTGGTTTGGTTTCGTTAAGTGAATTGCTTGATACTCTATTATACATGCTCTCGGTGTGGAAGTCAACAAGATTCTCTACCCCCGTATACGACAGGGCACTTCGCAATCCATTAGCAAAGTCATTAATAATATTACTAACACTTCCAACAAAAGGAACCCTAGTTGAGATACCCTCTACACCAGAAACAAAGCCCCTGCCGTCCTCCTGTGCCTCCTTAGACGCCATTCCTCGAAAGACTTTATGTCCGTCTACAACATGTCCTGGAGACTCTTCTGTTCCGGCAAGCATTCTACCGACCATTACGGCGTTTGCCCCAGCAGCCAAAGCCTTAGCAGCGTCACCAGAGTTCCTGATCCCACCATCAGCGATTAAGCTTGGGCCTTCTCCATAGTAAAACTTTTCTCTAATGTTCATGATAGAAGCAAGAGTCGGTACTCCGTGAGCACTAACCACTCTAGTGGTGCAGGCTGAACCACCGCCAATACCTACTCTGATAGAATCTGCTCCAGCATCTCCCAGCCTAGCAAATCCATCCCAGGTTGCAACGTTTCCAGCCATAAGGTGAACATCCCTAGGAATCTCTTTCCGCAAAAGCTCAACGGCGGTTATTGCATTTTGATTGTGACCATTTGCAACATCTACTAAAATAAGGCTTGCTCCAGCCTCGATAAGCATCATAGCGTCTGCTACAAATGCTTTACGAGCCCCGACAGATCCGCCCACATTCCTATGGTCTTTCTGTGCCCTAGACATTCTAGCCATAGAAAGCTGTTCTTCGAGTGGCATATACCTATGAAGGATACCCATCCCACCAAGATTATCCATAGCCTCTACCATTTCCCACTCGCAAACGGTATCCATTGGTGCCGCAATAATTGGTAAGCTTAGCTCTATTCCATTACCCAAATTGGTAGCAAGCGAAACACTCTTCCTGCTTTCTATACCAGAATGCTGTGGCACTAGCAAGATATCGTCAAATGACAAATGTTCTTTATTACTATACTCTTTCATTTCTCTCCTTAGCAATTAAAAGTAATACCAAATACCCGATGAGGTCAAAGATGGTATCGTCTCCTGGGTACTCATGACCTCTCTGTACCCTCGAAAGTTTGTCGTCAATACGAACGTAGAGTTGCTCAATTGTGTCTGTTTTGGAGAACACTCTTACTGGCTCTAAGGCAGAATCTCCATACGCCCTGTTTTTAGCTATTAGCATTTCTGTAATGTTGCCCATTGTCTTGCCTATTTTATCTTCTGTCTCTTTGCTCAACGTTTTTTCCTTAATCCAAACTTATCTAAATAAACATATATTGTTGCTATGGTCACGCCACATTCGGTCGCTATCTCCTGTGGATTCTTTCTTTCAAGCTGATATCTTTTTTTTAACCAAACTTGATTTTTATATAGCTTAGCATTCATCTCAGCTCCTGTCAACTTAGCTTAGACCAGTTGCTTATTGCATAGTGCCCTATGCCAACTGCATCCGATACGTCGTTATCACTAATAGCTTTGTCATAAAAAGTATTTACAAACCTAATTGTTCTTTGTTTTCTAAACTCTCGCTCTTGTGTTTTGTACCAGGAATCGCTTTTCCCTGGCGTTTTAGATCTAAGAGCTTGTTTTTCTGGAGTGCTGAGCCTTCCGTTACCAATAAAGGTTTGCCAAGCTATTGGATTTATAGACCTTATTAAGCCTATCCCTGACATAGACATCGCCCCCAACATAGCCCCTTGAACAAGTGCAAGATCAGCTGCAGTTTTTGGAGAATTCACAAAGACCGTGTGCTCAATGACAACCGCTTCGGGTGCTCCGTACACATCAAAGAATGCTTTTGTTTTTTTGGAAGCATCTGAAACTTTTTGATAAGTAGTTGAACCCTTGAAGTTGATCTTTCCAAAAGACTCTAGGTTATCTCCTTCGAACATTGCGAAGGCTAAGCTGTTGGTGCTAGCGTCTATGGCACAGATCTTTTTGGGTTGGGGATTAATCAAACTTAGGTTTACCATCAGCGATACCCTTAATTTCTTTTAAAGCCTTAGCTACTTCGCTTGGATTCACTAGGCAAATCTGACACAAAGGATCATCGTTATATGCTGAAAGCGTTGTGCCACAAGACTTACAGTTTCTTTTTTTACCCATCATTCTTGTGCGACGAGCAATGACATATCTTTGAGCAATTTTTTCCTTTGTAGCTTCATCTCTGCACCCTGCGGAGCAGTATATTTGATATCCTACACTTGGCTTAAAGGTGTTGTCACACCGCTGACAGTTTTTCA